AAGGATGAAAAAGATGAAGATGGTACTTTTGCTAATGAAGTATATAATGCTGGATTTGGTTATGACCATAGAAAAAATAGTAATCTTGTAGGATATTGGAGATTAAATGAAGGTAGTGGAAATCGTGTTGAAGATTTATCAGGAAATGGTAATCACGGAACATTAACTACAGATGGTTCACAAATCCCAACTTGGACAAAACATGGGAGTTATAAATAATGGCTGTTCAACAAATCATAGGAAAGAAAATTACGAAGTTTGATACTTCTAATCCTAATTACCAAGAAAAACCTCAAATTAAAAAAGAGGAAGTTAGTGGTAATGTTAGAGATGATGAAGATGTCTATGGTGAAAGAAAACATACTTATACACCTGAACCAAATGGTAATTTACAAATGGAACAGATGATGGGTAAGTTGATGAATAAGTTAGATAACTTTGATTCACCAAGTCAAACAGGTACAAAAGCCATTGAAGTGGATATTAAGAAAGAGATTGCAATTGGTAAAGCTGATATGAGTAGTATTAAATCAGAAGAAGTAAAAGGTAAAGTAAACAATAAACTTGATAAACTTAAAAAACTGAGAAGACGAAATGGCAGTAAATAAGATTACAAACAAAGGTGTGGTGAATAAAGAATTAGTTAATAGAGCTAATCAAGTTTCTACTAAATCTACAACGATTCGTGGTAATAGAGAAACTACTATTGTACCAGGTAACAATTTTTCAGACAATTATGCAATTACTTTAAAAGATGTTGATACTGCAGTTTTAAATCATGTAAAAAATGTAATGAAACCAAGAGTTAGAGAAGCTAATGAGACTTTAAAGATACCTGTATTCTATGGTAACGAAGAAAGATGGAAAGCAGTTAGAAAAAGAGGAGTATTGAGAGATAAAAATAATGCATTAGTTCTACCATTAATTATGTTACGAAGAACAGAGATTTCAAGAAACGATTTATCAGGACAATCTTTTCCACACGATGTTACGGGTAACCATATAGATGTAGTTAGGGCTAATAAATGGAGTAAAGACAATCAATACGATAGATTTTCAGTTCAACAAGGAGTTCAACCTACTTATGATGTAATCACTACTGGAATGCCAAATTATACTGATGTAACATATGAATTTGTATTATGGACAAACTTTATAGAACAGATGAATCCATTGGTGGAATCTTTTGTAGACCAATCACATACATATTGGGGTGATGGAACAAATAATAAATTCTTATGTACAATTGATAGTGTATCAGATGCTTCAGAAATGAATCAAGATGGTGAGAGATTTATAAAATCAACATTTAGTGTTACATCAAAAGCATATTTACTACCTGAATACTTAAATTCAGTAATTACAAACAAAGTATCAAATATGAAAAAATTCTCAACTACATCACGAGTTACCTTTGGTATGGAAGGTGACGCTACAGACGAACAAGTAGGAAAATAATTCACTCGTTTTCTAAATTTATATATACTTATATATAGACAATAAACAATTCACAATTGGAGGTTATAATGCCAGAAGAAGTAAAACAAGAAGTAAAATTCACAGAAGAGGAACTTACACAAGTTCAAAACATACAAGTTAGTTATCAAAATGTTCAAAACCAATTTGGACAATTGAAGATGGCTCAAATCAGATTAGATGCACAAGAAGTTGATTTAGAAGAAGCTTTAAAAACAATTCAATCAGAAGAAAAGAAATTTCTTGATGGAATTACTGAAAAATACGGACAAGGTTCTCTAAATCAAGAAACAGGCGTGTTCACTTCAACTATATCTGAAAATAAATCAGAATAATAGAAAAAAAATTAATGTTTGGGGTTTTAATCATATATTTATATATGAATAATACTAATGCGCAAAATAGTATTTTTGGTATACCTCAAAATTTAAAAAAGTTAACTTAGGAGAATTTCAATGGCCGAAAAAATAATTTCACCTGGTGTATTTACGAATGAAATAGACCAGACATTTTTACCGACTGCTGTGGCTGATATTGGAGCTGCTCTAATCGGACCTACCTTAAAAGGTCCTGCAGGAATCCCAACCGTTGTAACATCATTTTCTGATTTCCAAGCGAAATTTGGAGATGTATTTAAAAATGGTTCAACTGGTTCATCAGTCCAATTTTTAACATCACATACAGCTGAAGAATATTTAAAAAATTCAGATTCACTAACAGTTGTTAGGGTAATGGATGGGACATTTGGTCCCGCTACCGCTAATGTTGGAACAAGTGGTAGTGCTGTAGCAGCAAATAAAGCTACATCATCAATTACAATGGCACCAGCTGCTTTTGGAACTGCAACTGATGATGAGTTTCAAATTACAAATAAAGCTGGAACGGAGTTCAGATTTATAGCAGCTGACCCTGTAGGTGGTGTCCCAGCAGATACAGGTACAACATTTTATCATGCAACAGGTTCAAACACTGCTGGTTATATAGATAATTTAGTAGCTAAAATAAACGCTGTTACTAGTACCGTTGGTGTAACTGCAACTGATGGAACTTCCGCTATTCAAATAACAGCATCTGAAGCAGGTGTTAATGGTAATAGTTTCACAGTAGATACTGGTTCAGGAACTTCATTTAGTGATATTGCAACACTTTCGGGTGGTACAAATGCTGGTGGTTCAACAACAAATGCATTTGTTTTAAAAACTATTGCTGATGGAACAATAATGAACAATGCTAGTTCAACCTCTGTTAAAAACAACATATTGGTTAGTGGTTCAAAACATAACATTAGATATGAAGTATCAAATGTAAATAATTCAAAAGGTTCATTTTCATTGTTGATTAGAGCAGGAAATGATAACGAAAAAAGAAAACAAACACTTGAAACATTTACAAATGTAACTCTTGACCCTAATTCACCAAACTATATTAGTAAAGTGATTGGTGATCAAAGACAAACTGTTAAAACAGATGGAACTACAAAATATTTACAATTTAGTGGTTCATTTTCAAATAAATCAAGATTCGTAACTGTTGAATCTGTTAATAATACAGTAGATTATCTTAATGAAAATGGTGATGTTAGACTTCCTGCAGCTTCTGCTTCTTTACCAAATATTGGTAGTGGTTCATCACTCGGTGGATTTAGTGGTGGAGCGGATGGACATAGTGGATTTGATGCTTTAGGTAATCAAACTGCTGGACATGCAAGTGCCACACCTGCTAATATGTATGAAAAACTAACATCTACAAATACACAAGGATTTAATCCAGGTGTTGCTGGTAGAGGAAAAACAGGATATGAAGAAGCTCTTGACTTACTTTCTAATCAAGATGAATTTGACATTAATTTAATATTAATTCCAGGTATAATTCATAATGTTCACAGCACAATATCAAATAAAGCTATTGATGTTTGTGAAGATAGAGGTGATTGTTTTGCAATTATTGATCCAGTTCTTTATGATAAAAACCCAAGTCACGCTGTTACAGAAGCTGAAGCAGTTGATTCAAACTTCGCAGCTATGTATTACCCATGGATTAAAGTACCTGATTCACAAGTCGCTGGAACACAAAGATGGGTGCCACCATCAGTTGCATTGGGTGGAATATATGCATTCAATGATAGAGTTGCTCATCCCTGGTTCGCTCCTGCTGGACTGAATCGTGGTGGAATCACAACTGCTATACAAGCTGAAAGAAAACTAACTCAAGCAAATAGAGACACATTGTATGATGCAAATGTTAATCCAATCGCAACATTCCCTGGACAAGGGGTGACTGTGTTTGGACAAAAAACATTACAGAAAAAAGCAAGTGCTCTTGATAGAATCAATGTAAGACGATTATTGATTAGAGTTAAGAAGTTTGTTGCAAGTTCATCAAGATTCTTGGTATTTGAACAAAACACAGCAGCTACAAGACGAAGATTCTTAGGAATTGTTAATCCATTCTTAGAACAAGTTCAAGCTCAAAGTGGTTTAAGTGCTTTCAGAGTTGTAATGGATGAAAGTAATAATACACCTGATACGATTGATAGAAATCTATTGGTTGGGCAATTATTCTTACAACCTACAAGAACTGCTGAGTTTATTGTATTGGACTTTACAATACAACCAACTGGTGCTTCTTTTCCAGAGTAATAGTTAGTTAATAACTTAAAGAAAAGGGATTTATTTAAATATAAGTCCCTTTTTTTTATATTTATTGATATTTATATATGAATTAAAGGTTTAAGTATTTAATAGGAGAATATAAATGGCTGAATTATTAGAACCACAAGATATAATGTTTACCCCTTTTGAGCCAAAGCTCAAAAATAGATTTATAATGCAAATCGATGGTATCAACGCTTATTTAATTAAGTCAATGAATAGACCATCATTAGAATCAGATGAAGTAATTTTAGAACATATGAATGTAACAAGATATGTTAAAGGTAAATCAAGATGGCAACCTTTAGAAATTACTTTATATGACCCAGTTGTTCCATCAGCAGCTCAACAAGTGATTGAGTGGGTAAGACTACACCACGAATCAGTTACTGGTAGAGATGGATACTCTGATTTTTACAAGAAAAATATTACATTTAACCTTTTAGACCCAGTTGGAGCTGTAGTTGAAGAATGGGAATTAAAAGGTGCGTACATTCAATCAGCTAATTTTGGTGACTTAGCCTTTGATTCATCAGACCCAGTTGAAATATCTTTAACATTAAGATATGATTACGCAATACTTAAATTCTAATAAAATACTTAACTAAAATATGAGAAAACCCCCAATACAAAGAAATATTGAGGGTTTTTTTATTTAATATATATTTATATATGAAATGAGGATGTTTATATGAAAACAACATTTGACGAAATAATAGAAATAGTTTTAGACCACGAAGGTGGGTATGTGAATGACCCCGATGATGCTGGTGGTGAAACCAAATATGGAATCGCTAAAAGATGGTATCCTAATGTGGACATTAAAAATCTTACCAAAGAACAAGCTAAGAAAATATATCATACAGATTATTGGAGACGAGGTAAGTGTGATGAAGTCCCTTCACAATTAAAACATATATACTTTGATATGTGTGTTAATTTTGGTAGAAGAGGAGCTGTTAAAGTATTACAACAAGCTGCTAATTCTAAGAATAGAAACAAAATTGATGTAGATGGTGGAATGGGGCCAGCTACTCTAAAAGCAATACAAAATATCTCATTAGATAGAGTAAGAGCATATCGTGTGTTACGATTTGCAAACATAGTTATAGACAAACCAAATCAAGAGAAATTTTGGTTAGGTTGGTTTAGACGAGCAATAGAAGTTTAACCAAAGTTATAGGAGACAAAAATGTCAACAGATAAATTATATAGTGAAATAAAAGAATTATTCGAACAATTTGAAGAAAATCATACAGTATTTTCAGATAAGGGTACAAAAGCAGCTGGTGGTAGAGCAAGAAAAGCTATCGGTGAAATTAAGAAATTAGTTACAGGTTATAGACAAGCGTCTGTTTCCGAATCAAAATAATCGGAGGTTATAATGACAGATAATAAATTCCCAAGTGAAATCATTGATTTACCAAGTGAGGGTAAGTTATATCCAGAAGGACATCCTTGTTCTGATGGAAAAATAGAAATTAAATATATGACTGCTAAGGAAGAAGATATCCTTACATCACAGAACCTCATCAAAAAGGGTGTTGTGATTGATAGATTAATGGATTCATTGATATTAACAAGTGGTGTAAAACAAGATGATTTAATATTAGGTGATAAAAACGCTGTGATGGTTGCAGCTAGAATATTAGCATATGGACCTGAATATGTTTGTGAGGTTACCAATCCAAATACAGGTGAGGCATTAAATCACACATTCAATTTAGCTGATTGTCCATTTAAAAAATTACCAAAAGATGTTAAGGAAAATAAATTTGAAATTACTTTACCAATATCTAAGACAACCATAACTTTTAAATTATTGACTGGTAAGGATGAAGTTTTAATAAATGAAGAATTAAAAGCATCTAAAAAAACAGGTACAGATGTTTTACCAGAATTAACCACAAGATTAAGACATACCATTATATCAGTTGGTGGTGATGAGTCTCCGTCTACAATTAATAATTTTGTACAAAATTTACTTGCTAGAGATTCAATGTATTTAAGAAATGAAATAAAAAAAGCTACTCCAGACATTGAATTAGAACAAGAAATAGAAATAGGAGGAGATACTGTCAAGGTAGATATACCGATGACAGTTGGGTTTTTTTGGCCTGACACCGAAGGATAAACCTAAACTTCACGAACAAATATTTCAATTAATGTATTATGGGCAGGGATTCACTCACTCGGATGTGTATGAAATGCCCATATATTTAAGAAGCTTTTATTATAAGCAACTAGTTGATACCCGTAATAAAGAAAACGAAGAAATCAAAAAAGCTAATCAAAAATCAAAAGTATCAAAACCATCAATGAATCCAAGATTTAAAAGGTAATTTTTAACAATTTTGATATTTATATATGAATAGATACACCTAAATAGGAGAGTAATGTGTCAAAGAAAAAATCATATATGAAAAACAATAATATTATTAAAGAAGGGTTCTTTGATAATCTTTTACGAATATTTAGAGTATTCCCACAACTAAAAAATAATAAAAACATCAAAAAAGATATTCAAAGTTTAAATAGAAAAGTAGCTAGTTTAGAAAAAATGATGAATGATGAGATGAAAACTTATGGTTCAAATAAAAAAATTAAACTTACTAAATTTAAATTAAAAGATTTTATTAAAGGTGTTTAATAATGGCTAATGAAAGACTAAAAGATAAAAAAGATGTACAAGCACAGATTAATGAGGGTTTGAGAGACCAGAATAATCTGACAAGTCAATACTCAAATCTTTTACAAACTCAATTAGATTCATCAAAAGAAATTACACAAGATATAAAAGATAGAGCGGAGGTTTTACAGACCTTAATAAAAAATAATGATAAAAGTTTAGGATTAGACCAAAGAATAGCTAATTTAAAAAGTAAATCTGCTGAAATAGAAGAGAAAATAAAAAACTCCCGTGATAAGTCTGGAAGATTTGCAAAGGGTTATAATGCTCAAACAGTTAAAAATTTAAAAACTGATAAAGCATCGCTAGATACACAACTAAAAAAACTTAACACACAAAAGAAATTTAATGAGGGGTTAGGTCAAGTAGATGGGATGTTTGGGGGTATAGGTGGTAAGATAAAAGGATTTATGTTGAATCCATTAACTGCTGGAATAGCTTTATTAATGGCATTTAGTGCTCAACAAGAAACAATTGCTAAAGAATTTGGTGGAATTGGTGTTACAACATTTAGAGATGATTTGGCTGGTGCAAATCAAAACTTTACAAAATTAGGTTTATCAAGTGAAGAGGCTCAAGCGAGTGTATCACAGATAGCTAATAATTTTGGGTTGAGTGTCGATAAGGCGAGTGCATTATCTGAGACTGTAGCTAGAATATCAGCTTCAACTGGTATTAGTACCGAAGAAACTTCAAAATTAGTTGGATTATTTACACAAACTCAAGGATTAACTGGACAACAAGCTGAAAATTTATTATTAGGAGCTAGACAACTTGCTGTTGCAAATGGTGTTGCACCAAATAAAGTTTTAAGTGATATAGCTGCAGACACGGAGACATTTGCAAGATTTTCAAAAGATGGTGGACAGAATTTATTAAGGGCAGCTGTTCAAGCTAGGTCTCTTGGTATTAGTTTAGCTACAGTTGCAAAATCCGCAGATAGTTTACTTGACTTTCAAGGTTCATTAAATAAGGAAATAGAAGCTTCAATATTATTAGGTAGAGGTGTTAATTTACAAAAAGCAAGAGAGTTATCATTAAACAACGACATTGAAGGATTGCAACAAGAGATTTTAAGAATAGTTGGTTCTGAAGCTGAATTTAATAAAATGAACAGAATACAAAGAGATGCTTTAGCAAGTGCAATTGGAATGGAAGTGTCAGATTTACAAAAATTAGTAGTAAAACAAAAGGAACAAAAAACTTTACAAGGTGAAATCAATAGGTTGGTGGGAGAAAATGAAATACCAGAAGAAACAATGACAGGTATTGCACAAATTTTAGCAAACTTTCAAACAATTGGTTTACAATTAGCTGAACAAATAGGACCTTCATTGAATATGGTATTAACGACTGTAAATATGATGTTGAACGCACTTCAAGCTACAGTTGGAGTTGGTCCAGGTTTAATAGGAATATTTGCAGCTATGAAAGCTCACTCGATGATTACAGCTATGAAAGCAAAAACCATCGCAGCTAGTACTATTTTAGCTTCTTTTGCGGCAAATCCAATTAAAGCATCTATTGGACTTGGATTGGGTCTAGCTGGAGTAGCAGCTGGAATTTCAGCACTATCTCAAGCAGAAAAACCAGCTTCAGCTCAAATGGGTGGTATCACAACACAAGAAGGATTGGTTAATGTTCACCCACAAGAAGCCATTGTTCCAATTGAAAGATTAGGTGGTATGATTGCAGATGCTATGAAACCTGTAGTTGATGAAAATAAAAAAATGAGAGCGCAGAACGAAACATTAATATCTGAAACCAGAAGACAAGCTGGAAGATTTGCTGATGCTGTAGAGAGGTTTGGATAATGAGTGGATTATTAAATTTAAAAAGTGTATTCAGTCCAACGAATACAAAATTCCAAGAAAATCAAAGTGACTTAACTACTTTTGATAGCAAATTCGATAATGGATTAAATATTCCAATTCAGTCAAATTTGTTAAATCTTGATAGTATGTTTGATGATGGGTTAGATAATCCAATTCTATCCAATTTATTAGATAGCTCATTTGATACTAGATTTGATGATGGTATTAAATCTTCTACTCAAACTTATATCCAAAATCAACCACAAGATAAATTTGACACTAAATTCAATTATAATCAAACTACATTAATCGAACAAACTTATGGATCTGGTGTTAATATAAATAGAGATAATTATACATTAGATTCATTACTTAGAGGTAGAGTTTACGACCCAATACAATTTAGTTACAATTTTACAAATGAAACTTTATTTGTATCACCTGAAAAATATCCATTTGAAAGTAGTCCTTTTGTAACAGATTCATTTGATCCAAGAGCTCCTTTTGCAAAAGAAGGAACTTTATACTTTAATACTGATTTTACATTGAATGGTAACTCTTTTATGAGTACCAATAATTTAGATTTAAACAATGGATTTTTTATACAAAACAATCCTCAAGATAAATTTGATACAAAATTTGACTATATAACTCAATCACAAATAAATACAACTTTTGCAACACCAGGTTTAACTCCAACATCACATCCATTTGTACCGGGTAATCCAATTCAAATGTCAGTATCTTCATTAGATAATGCATTGAGGGGGCCGGTGTACGAACAAATTAGATTCAGTCCTGACTCATCAATAACAGAAAATAGACAATTTGTAAATGATATAAATGACTCAACAGGAAATCACCCATTTAGAACTGAATCATTTGACCCAAGAGCTGGACTTGGTGAATTAATAAAAGATAGAACAATATATCAAAATATAAATAATTCTTTTAATCCAGCTACAAAAAATCCTGAAGTAACATTCGGAACTGCAGGTATTCAATCTCCATATTCAGGTGGTGATATTTTTAACTCAGTACATGGTGGAAACTATGGTGCTGGTGGTGTGGATTTAGAATCTTTGGGTGTCAGTTTTTACAATGGTGCAGATAGTGATAAAAATTTAAGTTGGGAATCATTATATAATTCAAATCATACACCTAAAGATAATCCAAAATGGCAAGGTGGTAATTTAGAAGCACTTAATTATGGTTCAATTGTTAATAGAGATACTTTAGATATAAATTATAATGTTGGAGGTGATGGTGAAAAATCTGCTCCAATGTATGGTGAAAAGAGTGGACTGGTAGGAGCATTTAGTAGAAGAAGTGAAAAAGGTGTTGGTGAACCATATATAGTGAGTGATATTGGTGATGACAGTAAAACCAGAGGTGGTAGATTTACACCAAACAGAAGAGCCAATGCAGATGGGGATAGAATACTTCAGTTCTTATCATCAGGAGAAGGTGTTAGTTTTATAGCGAGACAAAACAGTAATAGTATAATTGAAAATACTGTTGTTAGAAATAATGCTGGTGATGGTTTAAAAAGAGTTCCACAAAGATTTGGTGTAACATATAATCCACTGTCAACAATAGCAGCTCAAGAAACTAGATTGTTAGGGCAGGGTCCAAACATATATATTAAAAAACAAGGTGCTGAAGTTGTTTCGAATTTATTATCTTCATCAATAATTAAGAAAAACATTCGTGGTTCAGGTGGTAAACTCTTACAAAAAATTTCAGGCTTTTTGTTGCCTGCCGAATATGGTAAAGATGCAACATTAGATGGATTTGCAATAAACAATACATTTGCTGGAGGTATATCTTCTAAAAGTGGTGGTCTTTTAGGTCAAATTAGTAATTTTGGTAAGAAGCTATTAAAATCTGCAAAAGCTGGTGAGTTTGGTGCTACAGAAGTTCGTAAAGTATCAAAAGGTGATAAAATGACTTTAGCTGATATGGTGTCAGGTGATGATTTAAATAAATTAGAAACAAAGAGTACGACTGGTGTAAAAAGAAAAACAAACTCAAAAACAGCAGTTGGAGTTGATATTGAAAATGCAAAAAATGGAATGCCATTTTATTTTAAAGATTTAAGAGATAATACCTATTTATTTTTTAGAGCATTTATTGAAGGATTGACAGAGAACATTTCACCATCATATGCACCACATAATTATGTGGGTAGAAGTGAACCTGTTTGGACTTATGAGAGAGCTGAAAGAGAAATATCAATGACTTTAAAACTTTTTGCACATACATCAGATGAATTAACTAAAATTTATGAAAAAATGGATAGATTAACATCATTGTGTTATCCTAAATACATAAATGAAGGTGAAGATGGATATGGTAATAGAATGAAACCACCATTGACTAAATTTAGATATGGTGAATTATTTGGAAAATCAAACAATGAATTAATGGGTTACATTAAATCATTATCTTACACAGTAGACCAATCTTCACCTTATGAAACAGACGCTGGAAGAAGAGTTCCAAAATTTGTAATTGCAACTATTGGATACCAAGTAATTCACGATAAAGCTCCAAGATTGGGAACTAAATTTTATGGGATTAATCAATAATGAGTAGATATAATAATACACAAGAAAATTCTAAAAATAATAAAAAACATTATGAGACAACCATTTATAATGAAGTACCAGAATTAAATTCAGATGGTTATTTTATCGCTATAGAGGGTGATAGATGTGATAATTTAGCAAATAGGTTTTATGGTGATTCATCATTATGGTGGTTCATAGCTAAGGTAAATAATTTAACAACAATGAACATACCAGCAGGAACATCACTTAGAATACCAGTGAATACACAAGAAGCTGAAGGGTTTTAAAAAATGTCCATTAATCAAAGATTATTTGGTACTCCAATAACAGGTTCTGTTAGGGATGAACTAGACGATAGACAAACAGAAACAACTGTTACTAAGGTTCCAGGTACAAGTATAGCGAGCACTCATCAAGGTTTTAATTTAAGTGAACACACACCATTTATTCGTATGTGGACTTCAGTAAAATTAATGACACCAGCCGACATTGATCATACCCTTGAAAAAGTATTTGAAACTACAAATAATATGAATTGGAATAAAGTAACTAATGAAGAATTTGCTGAAATAGTAGAAAAAGGTTTAGGTGATAAACAAACCAATTATGGTAATAAAAAGAAAAAGTATTATGATGAAATTATGGCTGAACATGAAAATGCTGGTGTTGTTGCTATAGACCATAAAGATGAAAATCAAAAAGTCACTAAAAAAAGTTTTTACTTTGTAATGGATAAAACGCAGGGAGTGAGAGATCAAATTGATACTGCTAGGCAAATTTATGTAATTGGAGATTATAATTATCAAGAAAAATATGGTTCAGTTGATGCCAACACATCTTTAAAAAATCCTAATATGGTTGATAGATATAAGCAACTAAATTGGAAACAAGGTACTGATACTGCAATTGGGAATACTTCAGCTAAAGACAAGGGAATACAAACTATATTTCCACAAGAATTAAAAAAGAATCCATTACTTAAACCACAATCAGGTATTACAGGACTTACTTCAGAAACGGAAGGTGTTCTCGGAACAATTAAAAAGACAAGGGTTAAATTTACAGTTCATAATTTTTATGACTATGATAAAATTTACAATAAATATTTTTTAAAACCTGGTGCAACAATCTTTGTTGATTTTGGCTGGAGTACAATTAAAAATTTATATGATCCAGAGGATTTAATTACTAGTTCAGATATTCAGGAATATTTATATGATGAAACTAAAGGTATTATAACTAAAGGGAAAGGTAATTTAGAAGTTTTAAAAGGTATTGTAACGGATTATAATTCAAAAATATTACCAAATGGTAGTGTAGATTGTGAGGTTACACTAACTTCATCCAATAGTGCTTTATTAAGTTTATCTATTGGTTCGGAAGTATCAGGCAAAATTCAAGCATTGATGCATCGAGGTATTTATTATTATGGAGTTAGAGAGTTAATAGATGATGTTAGTGAAGATCCCGCAGAAAATTCGAATTTAAAGAAGCTGATTACTACACCAAATCAAAAATGGACAGCTGTAGAATATCAGAATTATTTAGATAATCTAACAGGAATAGCTCAAAAAGAACTATCAGGTAATAGTGGTGGGTCTCCGGGTGTGAAAGCTCAGCGGACGGGGGTGTTTATTGATAGTCTTAATGCTGAATCCTCATTCATTTCTTGGGGTTTATTTGAAGATTTAATAATAAATCAACAATTTGGTTTTGGTAAATCTGCTAAAGATTTTTTAAAAAAAACCAATAGTGAAGTTGTAATGGATTCATCAAATTCTTATACAAAATTATCTAAACAATTTAAAAGCAAACAAAAGTTATTATCTATGATACCTGATGCTCAACCAGATTTTTTATATCCTTTGGGTTGGGGTTCTAGCCCTGATCCCGGTTCATATAATTCTCAAAAAAAGAAATTACCAAAAGAACATGTATCCTATGAAGATGATTTAGATAGAAATAGGATACCATTAAGAGAAATCTTTATCAAAACTGACCTGGTAAAAGATGTATTTAATCAACATAAAGATGTAAGAAAAACAATAGAACTTCTATTAGATAAATTAAATAAATCCTCTCATCAGTTTTTTAAATTAAAATTAGTAGCTGGTGATACTGATGATGAGATTAAAGTTATTGATGTGAATTATGTTGATTCTGAAGAAGGTAAAGATGTAACAGTTTATGAAGATAAAGAAAAAGAATTATTTACTTTTAAAATTTTTCAACCTGGGTCAATAGTAAAAGATTACGATTTATCATTTAAACTACCATCAGGAAATATTGGGAACATGTATGCAATTCAAGCTATGGGTCATGATTCAACTTTATTTTCACTTAATTTAGATGTAGATACAGCTAAAGCTATAAATTCTGTAGATCCAGATGCCTTATCAGTAATTTATGAACCAGATGTTGGAAATTATAGATTAGAACAATCACTAAATTTGAAACCATTAGCTGAAGACTATAGTGTATTTAATGCTGTAGAATCAATATTATCAACAGATAGTTTTAATGCTAAGACTTCTCTTACAGGAGGATCTCTATTCATTCCTAATATGAGGAAGAAAAGTAGTTATGCTAAAAATG